GAGACGGCGGCGGCGATCTCCGTCTCCGACTGCCCGGGCTGCGGGTACACGTTGATGACGATCTGCGCCCGGGCGCTGATGCCGCCGAGGTTCTCGGCCGCGCCCGCCAGCGGCGACAGCAGGCGCGGCAGCGCGGCGGCCAGCGTGGCGCCCAGCCCGGCCCGGCCGCCGCCCTCGGGCCCGCCGCCGCCCGCCAGGGCGCCCACGGCCGGGCCGCCGCCCCCGGGCCCGGCCACGTGCCCGCCGCCGCCGCCCGCCCCGGCGAGCAGGGCGCCGATCATGGCCGTCACGACAGGGGCACCGGCCGCCAGGCCCCGGGCGAGCCCCACCGCGACCTCGCCGCCAACGTCCTCCACCACGCTGCGGCCGACCGCCCGCTTAGCCGCCGAGATGGCGCCGCCGATGGTCGAGCTGACCAGGGAGGCGATGCCCGACAGCCCGGACTGGATGGAGCTGGCCATGGCCGAGGCGGCGCTGGCCCCAGCGGCGGCGAACCCGCCGACCAGGCCCCGGGCGGCGCCGACCATGCCCGACACGGCCGAGGAGACGACGGAGCGGGCCCGGGCCAGCCCGGACGACAGGGCGCCCACGAGCCCGGAGGCGGCCTGCTGGGCGGCGCCCGTGACCCCGGAGGCCATGGACCGCACGGAGCCGGTCACGGCCGACACCGCCGCCTTGGTGGCGCCCGTGACCGCCGACCAGGCGGCCCGCACGGCCCCAGCTACCGCCGTGAAGGCGGCGCCCAGGGCGGCCAGGACGGCGCGGGCGGCGGCGCTGGCCCCGGACAGCGCGGCCAGGGCAGGGATCAGCCCGGGGCTGCCGCCCAGAATCCAGCGGACCACCGTGGCGATGGCGTTGGCCACGGTGCCGAGGATCGCCGCCAGGGCCTTGAAGCCGGGCACCGTCAGGTAGGTCACCTGGAGGCGCAGGATCGCCGCCGCGACCTTGATCAGCGGCACCAGCAGCAGCGCGGCGACCTTGACCAGCCCGCCCAGGATGGCGAACAGGGCCGACAGCAGCGGCGTCACCGCCGAGACGACCGGGCCCAGCTCCTTCACGGCCGGCGCCAGCACGGAGCCCAGCTCCCGGGCCAGCAGCATCACCACGGGCACCAGCGGCTTGATCACGCCCATGACCCCGACGAAGGCGGCCTTCAGCACGCCCAGCAGCGCCCCGCCCAGTGAGATCATCGCGGCCCGGAACTCCGGGGACACGGCCATCAGCAGCCCGATGGCGGCGACCACCCCAGCGATGGCGAGGCCCACGGGGCCCAGGGCGGCGCCCAGGCTGCCCGCCGCTGGGGCCAGCCCGCCCAGCCCGGGCAGCGCGGCGGCCCCGGCCTGGCCGACCGACAGGAGCCCCTTGCCGACCAGGCCCAGGGGCGACAGCAGCGATTGGAGCATCGGCCCGAGGATGGGCAGGCTGCCGAGGATCTTGGTACCGGAGAACACGGCCAGCCCGGCCCCGGCCACGGCGGCGGCGGGGCCGAACCGCTTGATCGCGTCCACCGCCGTGTTGATCTTGGCCGGGTCTAGCGTCTCGATGAACGTGGCGGCGTGTTTGGCGGCCCCAGCGATGGGCGCGGCCAGCCGGGCGGCGGCGACCCCGATGGCATCGAAGATCGGGGCCAGCTTCCCCCCTGGCTCCAGCGCCTTCGCCAGCGCCTTCCCCAGGTCGTACGCCTGGATGATCACCGGGCCGAAGGCGTTGACCAGCCCGGTGCCTACCGCGATCTTGATGTCGTCGATGATCCGGGGGAAGCTGCGCAGCACCTTCCCGGGCTCGGTCATCGCCGCCGCGTAGGCCCCGGCGATGGGCTTGCCCGCCGCCAGGGTGGCGTTCAGTACGGCCTGCGCCCGCTCGGTCGCGGTCAGCTCGGAGGCCGACTTGCCGACGCTCTTGGCGTAGTCGGCCATCGCCTGCCCGGCCTGGACATTGATGCCCGCGTTGCGCAGGACCAGGCTGTTCTGCGTCGTGATGCCGTGGATGAGTTGGTCTAGTACTTCTGAGGAGTCGCGCCCGCTGATGACAGCGGCGTCCTGGGCGACCCGGGCCAGCTCCGTGCTCTTGCCGAGGTCGAGCTGATTGCGCGCAAATTGCGCGACGAGGTTTTGCGCGACCCCGGCCTGGATGCCGTAGGAGCGGACCGCGGATACCTGCTTGAGCATCTGCGGGTACGACAGGTTGTTGGCCTGCGCCAGGGCCTTGAGCGTGGCGTTCATTTCCCCGACGCGGGCGGCGGCGCGGAAGCTGGCCACGCCGAACCCGATAGCCGCCGTGGAGGCCACGCCCAGCCCGGTCGCCACGCCCCGGCCGATGCTGGCGGCGATGGGCTTGAGGGCGGTCAGGCCCTTGGACATGCCGCCGCTGACGGCCTTGCCCGCGTCGTCCCCGGCCGACTGGGCGGCGGCCCTGACCGCTGGCCCGACCTTCGACACGTCGGGCAGGACGAGGAGCTTCAGCGCCCCATAGGCGCTAGCCATCGTGCTCCACCCTCACCCCGGGGATGAGCGCTAGCTGCGCGGCGGTGTCCGCCCAGGTGCGCCCGCTCTGCCCCCGGCCCGCGCCCGTCCGGGCCGCTGCCGGGCGTCCAGCGCCGGGGCGGGCCAGGGCAGGGCGGGGCAGCGGGCGCGGCCTGGCGGCCCCCTTGGCGCCGTGGGCGCGCAGCGTGACCCACGTCAGCCGGGCCAGGTGATCGACCACCAGGGCCAGCAGTTCCGCCTCCGTGGACCACGCCTGCCCGCCGCGCAGCGCAGCGGGGGGCAGCCGCCCGGCCAGCACGGCCAGGCGGCGCGGCGTGACCCGGGGGTCGAGCACATCGACCCCGAAGGCGGCGAGCATGGCGGCCTCTACGTCGCCGTCGAACCGTGCGGCGCAGGCTGCGGCGAGTTTGGGAGGCCCCCGACCCCGGCCGCGCGGCCGACCTCCTCGAACAGGACGTTGAGGTCGCCCATCGTCATCCCGGCCGCGCAGAGCTGGTCGAACGTGGCCTGGCCGAGCAGCAGCACCATGGCGTCCGCCAGCTCGCCCCGGCCGATCAGCGCTTGCGCCTGGAGGGGCCAGCTAACGGCGGGCGGCACCTCGTACTCGGCGCCCTTGTAGGTGAACGCGAAAGGGGCGGCCTCCTGGGCGGCAGCAGCGGCAGCGGCAGCCTGGTCCAGGTCGAACACGGCCCGCCCGCTGGCGGGCCCGCTCATGCCGCCGCCTGCTCACCGGCACCTGCCGCCCGGCCGCCCTTGCGGCGCCGCTTGGCCGGGGCTGCGGTCCCGGCCGTGACCCCGGAGCCGTTCGTGCTGGGCGCGCCCAGGGGGGTGCCAACGGTGGCGGGGCCGAGCTGCACGCGCGCCAGGGAACCGGCGTCCTCCAGGGCCGACAGCGTGCAGTCCAGGGGCACGACCGCGCCCCGGGTGATCGGCATGTCGCCCGCGTCGGACAGGTTGGCCCGGGTGAACGTCAGGCGCAGCACCCGCTCGCCGTCCTTGGCGTCGATGGACACGGCGTACAGGTGCCCGGCCTGGTCGGTGCGGACCTCCATGTCAATCGACCCATCGGCGGCGGCGGTCGGCTCGTCGGTGTCGAAGTACAGCCCGAGCGTCATCGCGTTGAGCTGCCAGAGCACGAACTGGAGCGTGACCTGCCGCTCGGTGATCACCGTGCGGATCGGGGCCACCGACTGCCAGGGCGTCAGGGGCTCGCTGCTCGTGTCCTGGGCGACGGTCGGGCCGTCCTCCGACAGGTAGCCCAGCAGGCGCCACGGCGACTCGTACTCCTCCGTCGTGTCGTCGGGCGGGTCCGTGCCAGCGGGCGCGAGCCAGATGCCCGGGCCGTTGGGGGTGCCTACCTGCACCTCATCGGGATCGAGCGTCGGCGCTGGGGGGGGTGTGGTCATGGCCGGGTGTTCCTTCCGATCGGCCGGGCAGTATGGGCCGTGAGCATCGGGCTCACGGGGCCGCCCGGGCGGGGTGGACGCGGATCTCGTAGCGGGCGCAGTAGCGCGGCTTCCCGTCCTCGGGGTCGGGCAGCCAGAACGGGCCCTCGATGGGCTGGACGTAGGTGACGGTGCCCTCGGCCCAGGGCGCGGCGGGCAGGGCGCAGACCACGCGCAGCAGCCGCTCGGCCAGCTCCCGGGCCGCCTGCTTGGTGCGGGCCCGGGCGTCGGCCTGGAGGAAGTAGGCGACCTGCCACCCCGCGTGGTCCCGGGTGGCCGTGTAGCAGAACGTCGTCACGTCGCCCAGCTCGCGCACGGCGGCCCAGACGTGCGCCTCCAGGTCCGGCTGCACGACAGCCGGGGGGGCGGTCACCGGGCCCCCGCAGCGGCGCGGCCCAGCGGCGCCCGGGCGGGCATCTTCCGGGTGCCGAACTCGACGTACTTGGCGTAGCGGACGGTGTTGGTAATCACGAACGCGCCGGGCACCCGGCCGGGCTCCACGGTCCAGCCCCCGGCCATGGCGCCGGTCAGCACCGGGGTGCCCGCCCGGGCCGCGTCTGCGATCTGGCCGGCGCGCTCGGCCACCTGCGGGGCCGCCTCCCTAGCCGGCGCGCCGGGGTCAAGGATCTCGAACTCAGCGGGCACTGGGCGCCTCCACGGCCGAGGCGACCCAGCAGTCCAGGTCGCCATGCCCGCGCGGGTCGGTGACCAGCCGGGCCTGCGCCAGGGCGTACGCCCGGCCGCCGATGACCGCGACCACCCCGTCTGCAACCGGGGCGTCGGGCGGCAGGTACACCTGGCCCAGGGCGGCGGTCGCGGGCCGCTGCGGGCCGTGCCCGCCCCGGTCCCCCGCCGCCGCGTCTGAGACGCCCGGGGCGGGCTGCCAGCTACCGGCGCCGCGCCAGGCTGCCACGGCGCCGGGCAGCGCCCAGCCGTGCCCGTCCTCCCCCCCGGGCGGGTACAGCTCGACCTC